ATATTCGGCTAATGACAGCATCCTGACCCAGTCCGTCCAGCAGCTCGGCCTGCACTGCACCCGCGACCAGATGCGGGGCCATCTGGGCTGGCTGGAAGAGCAGCGCGCCGTCACGCTGGCGCGGCCGACCGACACCCTGATCGTCGCGGCCCTGACCGAGCGCGGCGCGGATCTGGCGTCTGGTCGATCGTCCATCCCAGGTGTGCAGAGACCCTCGCCCGGCGCGGGGATCTGATGGCCCGCCGCCCTCATCGACCGTCGAGCATTGATCGCCTCGATCCCGAGATCCGCACCCTCATCTCGCAGCTGCGGATCGACAAGGGCTGGACGATAGACGAGATCCGCGAGCGCCTCGTCGCCATGGGCCAGGACGTCTCGCGCTCGGCCCTCGGCCGCCATGTCCGCACGATCGCCGACATGGGCGCGGAGATCCGCGAGACCCAGATCTATGCCGAGGCGCTCGCCCGTGAGGCCGGCAACTCCAATCAGAGCCAGCTGCTCGACCTCAACGCGCAGTTCCTGCAGGCCAATATGTTCAAGCTCATGCTGGCGGAGAAGGACGGCGAGGGCGTGCAGCTCTCGCCCAAGGAAGCGAAGGAATTTTCCGAGGCACTCCGCAACCTCGCCCTGATGCGCAAGACCGAGATCGAGACGATCGAGAAGGCCGAAAAGCGCGCGTCCGAAAAGGCCACCAAAGAGGCCGCTGAGAAGGCCACCAAGGCCGCCCGGTCGAAGGGGCTCAGCAAGGATACGGTCGATGCGATCCGCTTCGCCGTCCTGGGCAGCGACACGTGAACAGCCATGGGAGCACTTATGACGCGTTGTTCGGATGAGCAGATCGCTGAAAACAAGCGGGCAACGGAGCGCGCACGCGCCGTACTGAGGCCGGGTGATCGGTTGCTGGTCAAGTGCTGCGGCGGGTCAAAGTCGACCGTCACCATGTTGGGATGGCAAGAGCCGCCGCTGGAGGACTGGATCTACTCCAAGTGCAGCGACGAGATTCACGCCATGCACATCGTGAAGGTCAACGGCGTTCGGATGACATTTGGCGACCCATCGGACAATGACGCGTGAGCGACATCGTCATCAAGGATCGGCGGTTCTGGCGCCGCAAGCCCGATGGCACCCTTGTGCCTCTTCAGGCACCCCGGTCGACCGGTCTTGCCAGCAAGACTTTTGCCAGCACCGGCAACAATCTTAAGAACCGCAAGGCGCGGAAATGAGCATCCTCGCCGACATCTCGGCCGAGGAACGCCAGCGCGATCGCGAGGCGGCGGAGGAGACCTTCCGGTCCCTGCCGCGCGGCGATCTGCTGCTCGGCTATCAGCGCCGGGTCGTCGACGAGCTCTTCTCCGGCGTGTCGCTGCTCGCGATCGACAAGTCGCGCCGCATCGGCCTCACCTGGGGCGTGGCGGCATTCGCCGCGCTGAAGGCGGCATCGTCGCTCGAAGCTGGCGGGCAGAATGTCTGGTACATGGGCTATGACAAGGACATGACCCTCGAATTTATCGAGGTCTGCGCGATGTGGGCGCGTGCCTTCGGCCTGGTCGCGGGCGAGCTCGAGGAGGAGGAAGTCCTCGACGAGGAGACCGGAAAGGGCGTCAAGGCTTTCTCGATCCGCTTCGCCTCCGGCTTTCGCGTTACCGCCCTGCCGTCCGTGCCGCGCGCGCTGCGCGGTAAGCAGGGCATCGTCATCATCGACGAGGCGGCGTTCCACAAGAACGTCAACGAGGTCATCAAGTCGGCCATGGCGCTCCTCATCTGGGGCGGCCAGGTCGTGGTCATCTCCACCCATGACGGCATCGGCAACGCCTTCAACCAGATGCTCGGCGAGCTCGATGCCGGCACGCGCAGCGGACGCCGCGTCACCATCACGTTCCGCGACGCCCTGGCCGACGGCCTTTATGAGCGCGTCGCCCTGGTGGCAGGGACCAAGGGCGTCGCACTGGCGCCCAGGGACGAATGGGTCGCCAATATCTATGCCTCCTATGGCGGGGATGCCGAGGAGGAGCTCGACTGCATTCCCAAGGTCGGTTCGGGCGCGCTGCTCTCGATCGAGGACATCGCGGCCTGCGAGCATGACGATTGCGGGCTTTCCGAGCTGTACCAGGGAGGCATGTGCTATGTCGGTCGCGACGTTGCGCGCCGGCGCGATGGCCAGATCCAATATTGCATGGAGCTGATCGGCGACGTCCTCTGGCAGCGCGATACCTATGAGGAGGTCGGCCAGACCTTCGCCCACCAGGCCGCATTCTTCGACGGGCTGTTCAAGACGCGCCGCATCGCCGCCGCCTGGGTCGACCAGACCGGCATGGGCGAGGCGGTGGTCGAGGAGGCCATCCGCCTACACGGCAGCCGCGTGCATGGCGAGTTGCTCACCGGACCAAGCCGCCTCGATCTCGCGCTCAGTCTGAAGAAGCGGTTTGAGACCCACGGCATCCGCATCCGCAAAGACGCGGCCACGCGCGCCGACCTTATGGCGATCAAGAAGGTCGGCTCGGAGCAATCCGGCGGCGTCCGCATCGTCAATGAAGGTGCCGTCCATGCCGACCGGTTCTGGGCGTACGGCCTCGCCAGCCGCGCGGCCGATCTGCCGGGCCTCACCTATGACGGGTTCGCGTCGATCGGGCGCGGCTATCACCACCGGCCCCAGCCCGGCGTCCACCCGGATGACGACGTGCGATTTGGGCGGGGCAGCCGGTTCGAGGGAGGGCGCGGCACATGGGGCTGATACTCTGGCTCATTGCCATCTTCATCGCCGGCGCCGGGATGAGCCTCGCCGCCTGGTTCGCGGCGCGCCGCCTCGATCGTAACGGCTCCCAGCAGATAGCCGAGTTTTTCGGAGACCCCCATCATGGCAACTAAGCCACCGCCCCTTGTCGATCTGCATGGCCAGCCCTTGCGCAAGGATCTGCTCCAGCAGGAAATTGCCGGCCCGACCACGTCCGGCGTTCGCTCGATCATGCAGGGGCACCCGGCGCAGAACCTGACGCCGCAGAAGCTCGCCTCGCTGCTGCTTGAAGCCGAGCAGGGCAATGCGATCGCCTATTATGAACTGGCCGAGGAGATGGAGGAGAAGGATCTCCACTATCTGTCGGTTCTGGGAACGCGCAAGCGCGCCGTCGCCCAGCTGCCGATCAGCGTCGAGCCGGCCGACGATAGTGCCGAGGCCGAGGCCGACGCCAAGCTGATCGAGGACTGGATCGAGCGTGACACGCTGGAGACGGAGCTGTTCGATATCCTGGACGCGATCGGCAAGGGCATCTCCCATGTCGAGGTGATCTGGGACACCGCCGAGATCTGGCAACCGTCGCAGCTCAAGTGGCGGCATGCCAGCTGGTTCGAGTTCGACCGCATCGACGGCGAGACGCCGATGCTGCGCGGGGATGGCGGCCAGCCCGAGCCGCTCGAATATGGCAAGTTCATCTCCCACGTGCATTCCGCCAAGTCCGGCCTGCCGGTGCGCGGCGGCCTTGCCCGCGCCGTCGCCTGGGGTTGGATGTTCAAGAACTATGCGATCAAGGATTGGGTCGGCTTCCTCGAAATGTACGGCCAGCCGATCCGCGTCGGCCGTTTCGATGTGGGCGCGTCCGAAGGCGACGTCCGCAAGTTGATGAGGGCGGTCAGCCAGATCGGCACGGACGCAGCAGCCGTATTCCCGCGCACGATGGATATCGAGTTCATCGACGGCAAGGCCGGTGCCGCGCCCAATGAGCTCTGGCGATCGCTAGCCGAATATATCGATGACCAGGTCAGCAAGGCGGTACTCGGCCAGACGTCGAGTTCGGACGCGAAGGCCGGCGGTCTCGGCTCCGGCCAGGCCGACCTACACGGCGAGGTCCGCGACGACATCGCCAGGGCCGACGCCAAGCTGCTGGCCGCCACGCTGAACCGCGACCTGGTGCGGCCGATGATCCAGCTCAATCGCGGGGCTCGCACGAAATATCCGCGCATCAAGATCGGCAAGCCAGATCCGGTCGACGTCAAGGGCATGGTCGAGGCGGCCGAGCGTCTGGTGCCGCTGGGCGTCGAGGTCGACGCCGAGGAGATGCGCGAGCTGGCTGGGCTGCCCGCGCCCAAATCGGCCGCATCCAAACGCCTTGTCGCGGGTCAATCCGCACCCCCTGCGAATTCGGCCCAGGAGCCGACTGGGGCGCGCCGAGGCCCAGTCCCCGCAAAAACATCTTCGAGCCCCTTCTTAGACCCTCTTAAAACCGGAAAAACGGGCAACGGCACCGATGGGGGAAGGCGCGCTGTCGCGTCCGCCGCCAACGCGTCCGTCGAGCCCGATGCCATCGATCTCGCGACCGACGAGCTGCTCGGCGACTGGGACGAGATGTTCGATGCCATTGTCGACCCGCTCGCCGAAATGCTGGCGACGTCGTCGAGCCTGGAAGATGCCCGTGCGAAGCTGGCACGCCAGATCGAGACGATGGACATGGGCACCTTCCAGGAGAAGCTTGCCCGCGCCGGGTTCGCCGCGCATCTCGCGGGCGAGATCGACGTGCAAACGGAGCAAGGCGGGGGCTGAATATTGGCCGACAGCACAATTCCTGTCCTGCCACCGGAGGAGGCCATCGCCTTCTTCCGGACCAAAGGGCTCGCCCGCAGCTTCGCCTGGCAGGATATCTGGACCGCCCAGCATGATTTCTTCTTCACCGTCGCCAAGATGCTCAGCGTCTCCCTGCTGGAAGACGTCCATGGCGAGATCCTTGCCGCTCTTCAGGACGGCCGGTCGCCGCAGCAGCTGGCCAAGGATCTGAAGTCGCTGCTGGCGCAGCGCGGCTGGTGGGGCAAGGCGCTGCAGAAGGATCCGCTCGATGGGGAGACCAAGCTCGTCCAGCTCGGATCGAACCGGCGCGTGCGGACCATCGTCAACACCAATTTGCGCACCAGCTATGCGGCCGGCCGATGGGAACGGATCGACCGCGTGAAGTCGGCTTTTCCCATCCTGGTCTACAAATCGCGGATGGATGGGCACGAGCGAGACCAGCATCGCGCCTGGCACAACACCGCGCTCCCGGTTGGCGACGACTGGTGGACGACGCATTATCCGCCCTGCGATTGGGGCTGCCGGTGCCGCACCGTCTCCATGACCGCCAAGATGGCGGAGCGGCGCGGCCTCGATCCGACCGCGAAGCCTGCCTATTTCGGCAAGCGCCGCTGGGTGAACAAGCGCACCGGCGAGGTAATGCAGATTGAGAAGGGCATCGGCGCTGGCTGGGATTATCATCCGGGCCGGGCCAAGCTGGAGGGCATGACGCCTGATCCGCTGTTCGGCTTCAGCCAGGGCGACGGCGACGCGATCGCCGCTGCGCTGAAGCCCGCGATCGCGCGCTTCCTCGATCGCTTCGGCGCGGACCAGGACGGCCGTGTCTGGCGCGACGCGGCCGGCTGGCCGATCGCTATCACGCCGCGCTGGTTGCGGGGGCTGACGGCCCCGCAGCAAGAGCTGGCGGCTGCGGCCTCGGCAGCGATCGCGGCGCCCGTCGAGATCCGGCTGTTGTGGGTGACGGGCAAGGATGGTCGCGGCATGCTGGTCCGGCGCTACATCGATGCCGGCTTCGTCGTCGACATTGGCGCCGCGTTCTGGCGGTTCTCGGCGGTGGCGGCGAAGCAACTGGCAAAATTGCGCACCGGCGCGTCTGTCTGGCGCATGGAGAATACTGCAACGGCGATTGCCGCCTACAATCCAAGCCAGCCTCGCGACGCGCGCGGCCGGTGGCGCGGCAGCGTCGGGAGCTTCGTCATTTCCGCATTTGGAGATCCGGCAAGCCAGGCGATGCATTCGCTCGGACCGATTGGGGGCAATGCGCCAGCGGACGTTCATGGCTTCGATCGGCTGCTGCCGGCCGAAACGATCCGCAAGGTCATGCGCAAGCATGGCGCGGGCGGTCACGGCGGCGATCGCCACCCTGTCGCTGCCTCGGATTTCGCGTTGATCGGTGCCATCACCGCCCATGGCCGCTGGACGGAAAAGATCGGCAAGAGCGGGCGCCGGACTGTCGAATACAGCCATGTCATCGATGGTCGCCGGCTGCTGTACGTGGAGGTGGTCGGCGCCAAGCGAAAGCGCGCGATCGCGAAGTCGCTCTATGTGCCGAATGAATGATTGCCCTGGGGACAGATGCCGTGAGGCCCCTGCCCGGTGGACGTCCGCAACACCAGGGCGGTTTCGATATAGACCGCCGTCCGTGAATTTGCAATGAACCGCAGGCGGCGGCCCCAGCGCACTCCCCTGAGATAGTTCATCTAATCAGCCCCCCCATGCCGTGGCACTTCGGTCGCCATGGTCAAACCCTTCGCCTCCGACTTGCTCGTCGCCTGCTCGGCCTTCCACCAGGAAGTGCCGGTCGCCGATGGCAAGGTCGCGACACGGGTGCAGTTGATGCCGATGGGCACCCACCAGCCTCGCAATGGCACGCCGCCGGTCGTGATCCTCGCCGATCGGGCCCAGGCCGAACAGGTTGTGGCAGCATCCAATTTGTATCGCGGGCCGACCGACATGGTGATCGACTATGATCATCAGACCGTCCGCGCGCCGGCTGTCGCTGGTCGCGCAATCGCGTCTGGCTGGATCAAGTCGCTTAGCGTCGAGGACGACGGGATCTGGGGCGAGGTCGAATGGACTGCCAAAGCCTCGGCCGAGCTCACCGACCGCGAGTACCGCTACATCTCCCCCTATTTCGCGCACCGCCCCGATGGGCGGGTCACCCGGATCATCAATGCCGGCCTGACCAACACGCCGAATCTCGACCTGGCCGCCGTGGCCAGCGCGATGTCTTCCCCCACGGAGCACTCAAGCATGAAAATGATTTCAATACTTGCGCTCGCGTCGGCCCTTGGGCTGGCCGAGGATGCGGACGAGGCCGGCGTCATTGCCGCCATCGCCCGCAACAAGTCGGCGAGCGATGCGCTCACCGCGACAGCGTCCGCCCTGGGCGTGACGCTGGGAGATGATCTGACGGCGGTAGCGTCCGCCGCAGCGGCCGTGAAGACCGGCAAGCCCGATCCCGCGCAGTTCGTGCCCATCACGGTCGTGACCGAGTTGCGCAGCGAAATGTCGACGATGAAGGCCC